ACCCACCAGGCGGTTTCATTGCATGGCACAACAACGCTAACGCGCCAGGTTTCAACCTAATCTTCTCTTACTCAGAGAGTGGTTCAGGTTGGTTCGACTACATCCATCCGGAAACTAAAGAAGTTGTCCGTTGCCAAGACAAGCCAGGTCAGTGGACTTGCAAGGCGGCATACTTCGGACACTACGGTGAAGAAGAGAAACTAATGTACCACGCTGCATCTTCAGAAGATGATTGGCGTGTAACAGTTTCTTACGTCTTCGACTGGTCTGAGACTTCAGAAGAATTCCGTGAGATGGTCTTAGAAGACATCGCTTCAGAATAAAACAAAATATCACGTATCCTAAGTGTATAAATAGAAACAGAACGTTTATACACTTAGGGTCTTGATGACTATGGCAACTTACGAAGATTTTACAATTGATCAAGGTGCAGATTTAGCTCTACAGATAGAGTTAGTGAATCCGGACGGATCTAAGAAAGATCTCACTGGTTATTCCGCTTCTGCAAAGATGAAAAAAACTTACAGAAGTATCGAGTCAATTGATTTTACTGCCGTGATCCCTGAACCTTCACTCGAAGGTATCGTCACATTATCCCTTTCTAATTTAATAACCGATGGTCTATCCACACGCGGTAGATATGTCTATGATGTAGAGATCAGTTTCATTGATGAAGACGGACACACTATCATAGAAAGAATACTAGAAGGAAAGATAAAAGTCAACCCTTCTGTCACAAGGTAATAAAATGCCAATAAGAAGAGTAGGTGGTATCACAGGGGTAGCGTCAATAAGTGGTTTTGGTTCTGGTACCAAAGTCAAAAGAGTTACTGTTGGTCGTCCTATTAGTACTGTTGCCCAAAGTATTGGTGGAAACATTAAGACATTTGATGGCCTTGGTGATATTCCCAGTATCGAAGAGTTAAAACTGGGCGAGATTGGTATAAATACTCAGGACGGCAAACTCTATATCAAACGAGAGTATGATGGTGGAGTTCAGTCGATTGTAGAGATTGGCGCTGTAGGAGATGGAAATCTCTCTGCGACAACTACATTCAACGCATACATCTATACTTCCGATGGAACGTTAGAAGTTATAACGGGTGCAGACGACGCTGGGAACGTACTACAGTATGACCCAGACCCAAACAGTCCGTCAAGAATTCAAGTATATTTGAACGGTGTCTTACTCCATCAAGGAATAGACTACGTTGCGAATGACGGGAGTACTATCTCCCTAACACATGTTGTAGACGCAGAACAAGTTGTACAAGTTGCCGCCTACAATTCTACTGGCGTTTCTTTTGGAAACGACCTCATCATAGATGACCACTTTGCCTTTATTGTAGGCACCAACGAAGAAACTCGTTTTTATCATAATGGTACTGACACTATCATCAAACATTTAGGTTTCAATGATAGTCAGTTCAAGATACAACACCAGAATGATGACAAACTTATTATGGATGACGCGGGTGTTCAACTTCTGGGTAACTATACATTGAATGGACAAAGTGTCGCTACACAAACTGAAGTAGATGCATTACATGCTAGAATTAATAATCTAGATAGTGACCTACAAGACGTTACCGATTTAATACAAGAATTACTTCAATTTAGATCGTAAAAATAAACCACTGGTTAAGTTTGTTTTTAGTATAAATAAAGACAGTATATTAACCATCCTAGTACTCCAAATATGATCAATAATAAGTCCTTTAATAGGGTGCTTGCCGAAAGTCTGTTCAATCTGGCTAAGAAGAAACAAGACGAAGTGACTTCTACTCCTGGCCAAGAAACTCAGTTATTTGAACTTATCGAAGGTACCTCATCATCAACTAATGATCGTACTGTGATCCCAGAATCTCAGGCGTTCATTGCTCCTGGCGACACCGCCATATTTACATTGAACGGTAATCCGGCACGTGATGACTTAATTGATGTATGGGTAAATGATGTACTTCAACATCCTGAAGAAGTATATGAAACCATCGGAGATACTATACAGTTTTTTGAGATCCCCCCTTCTGGGACGGACATCTACATAAAATTTCGTTAGTATATTATTAAACGTTTAATTCCAACACTAACCAACTAGGAGATAACCTAATGGCATTTAGGCAGATTAAATCCCCTGCATTAGCGGACAAGGCGGTACTTAATACCAAACTTGACGAGAGTGCGGTACAGGGACAATCAACCCTTCAAGGTATGGTAAACCCTGCGGATTGTTTCACTCTTCTTTATGATGTGGGTTCCGACTCATTAAAGAAGATTGGTGCAGACGCATTCTTCGCATCTTTCAGTACATCTGATCTAAGCGAAGGATCTAACCTATACTATACCGCTGATCGTGCTAATGCTGATGTTGCTGCTCAAATCGACGCAGACGTTCTAGTAGAAACACAACGCGCACAAGCTGCAGAAACACTACTACAAAACAACATCGACGCAGAAGCAAGTGCTCGTGCTCAAGCAGACGTTACCCTACAGGCTAACATCACTGCGGAAGAGACACGCGCAAAGGCACGTGAAGATTCAATCGAAGCTGCATACCAGTCAGCAGACGCAAATCTACAGTCACAGTTAAACAACTTCATCAACAACGTAGACAGCGATTCACTAGACTCTCTAGCAGAAATCGTAGAAGCATTCCAAAACGCTGATGACGCGTTATCTGCTTCTATCATCGCAAACGCTACTGCGATCACGAACGAAGTTAACCGTGCTGTTGCAAAAGAAACAGAAATCAACGATCGTCTTACTGTTGAAATCTCTCGCGCACAATCAGCAGAAACTTCACTTGCTGGTCTAATCGGTGCGGAAGAGACTGCACGTATCGCTGGTGACAACGCACTATCTGCACGACTAGACACAGAAGAGACTAAGTCTACTTCTCTACAGTCTCAGATCACTGCTGAAGTTACTCGCGCTAGTGGCGAAGAGTCACGCATCGAAGGTCGTCTTGACGGTGAAATCACTCGTGCTACTGGTGCAGAAGCTGCAAACGCACAGAACATCCAAGACGAAATCAATGCACGTGCTGTTGCAGATACACAAGTTCGTACAGATCTAGGCGCAGACATTGTTGCGGCAGAAGCTGCTGCTAAGGCACACGCTGAGTCACAAGACGAAACAATGATCGGTGATGAGACTGTTGACGGTACTACAGGCAACACAATCACAGATCGTATTGCAACTGCAAAGGCAGAAGCAATCACTGAATCAAGCAACTCTGTTGCAATCGAGAACGCTGCACGTATCGCAGGCGATTCTGATCTAAACGTTCGCGTTGATACAGAAATCTCCCGTGCGACTGCTGCTGAAGGTGTCCTACAAGACAACATCGATGCAGAAGAAACTCGTGCAACTGCTGCTGAAGCAAACCTACAATCACAGGTTGACTTCATCACATCAAACACTGATCCAGCTGCTCTAGATTCATTGACAGAAATCGTCAGTGCATATCAGGCATCTGATTCAGATATGTCTGCTCTTATCGCATCTAACACAACTGCGATTTCAAGTGAAGCAACAACTCGTGCATCTGCTGACAGTGTCCTACAGGGCAACATCAACGCAGAAGCATCAACTCGTTCAACTGCTGACGCTGGTCTACAATCTCAGATTGACCAGATCAACGTTGACATTCAAGTTGAGAAAGATGATGTTCTTGCTGAAGCAAAAGCATACACGGATCAAGAAGCTGATTCACACATGGCGGAAGCGAAACAACACGCTGACGCACAAGATACTGCACTAATCGGTGACGCTTCCGTAAACGGAACTAGTGGAAACACTATCACTGCTCGTATCGCAACTGCGAAACAACAAGCTGTATCACACGCAAACTCAATCGTTGCTACAGAAGAATCTGCTCGTATCGCTGCAGACGACGCACTATCTCTACGTACTACTGTACTAGAAGGTGAGATGGATGCGGTTCAGGTTCTTTCTTCACAGAACGAAACTGACCTACGTGCAGAAGAAGTCGCTCGTGCTTCTGGAGACTCTGATCTACAGGCGCAAGTTGATGCATTAAACTCGAACACTACAATTGAAGTTGATGATCTACAAGATCAGATCACTGCTGAAGTTCTACGTGCTCAAGGTGCAGAACAGACTAACGCTGCTGCAGTCGTTACAGAACGTCAACGTGCAGAAGGTGTAGAATCAAGTCTACGTACAGACATCAATACAAACATTGGCAACATCTCTACGAACGCAGGTAACATCACTACTGAACAAGCTGCGCGTATTGCTGGAGATGCGGCACTATCGACTCGTGTTGATAACCTAGAAGAAGGTTTCACAAACGTTGACTCTGATCTACAATCTCAGATCTTCTCAGAAGTCGCTCGTGCATCCGGTGCTGAAACTGTCCTAACAAATCAGGTAACTGATCTACAGGGTCAAATCACAGACAACGATTCAGACATTCTTGCTCTACAAGGACTAGTTGGTTCTGACGTACAAGATCTACAAGATCAACTTGACGCAGAAATCACTCGTGCTACTGTCGCAGAGGGAGTTAACGCTGCTGCTGTAGTTGCTGAGAAGAACCGTGCTGAAGGTATCGAAGGCGGTCTACGTACTGACGTAGATAGTGTTCAGGTACAAGTCACTTCAAACGATTCTGACATCCTTGCTCTACAAAACCTACAATCATCTGATCACACAGATCTACAGAACCAGATTGATGCAGAAGTTTTACGTGCGACTGGCGTTGAAGGTGGTATCCGTACTGACCTAACAACTCTAGAAGGTCGTGTCGACTTCATCGTTTCTAACGAAGATGGTGCTGCACTAGATTCACTAACAGAAATCGTTAGTGCATTCCAAGAAGCAGATTCAGATCTACAAGGTGTTATCGATGCTAACGGTGGTCGTCTAACTACTCTAGAAACAGAGATGGACGCAGTTGAACTACGTGCTACTGACCTAGAAGCGAAAGACGTTGCTCACACAAACCGTCTAAACGGTCTAGATTCTGATCAACTAGTTCAGAACGGTCGTCTAAACGTTGCCGAAGCAGATATCGTTGCACTAGAAACTAAGCAAGGTTCTGCACTTCTACAAACTGTTGCTACTAACATCTCAGACGCAATCAACGAACTACACGCAGAAATCGACGTAGAAGTTGGTGATCTAACTGCTCTAGAGGGTCGCGTAACAACTGCTGAAGGTGAAATAGATACTCTACAGTCTGAAATGGACGCGGTAGAAGATCGTGCAACTTCACTAGAAACTCGTATGACTACAGAAGAAGGTCACGTTGACGTTCTACAAGGTCAGATGGGTACGCAGGTACTAACAACAACTGCATCAACTGTTACTGCTGCTGTTAACGAGTTACACGCTCAGACAGACGTAGACGAAGGTCGTATCTCTACTCTAGAAGGTGAGATGGACGCAGTCGAAGGTCGCGCAACTTCACTAGAAAGTCGTGCAACCGCAACTGAAGCGAAGGACATCGAACAAGATGGTCGTCTAACAGTTAACGAAGCAGACATCGATGCACTAGAAACTAAGGTTGGTTCTTCAACTGAAACTCTAGACACAACTGCACAAACTCTTGTTGGTGCAATCAACGAAGTACACGGTGAGACAGACACTAATACATCTGGTCTTGCTGCTGCTGTTGCACGTGCAGACGCTGACAGTGACGCTCTAGTACAAGAGATCGCTGATCGTACTGCTGCAGATACGCAGATCCGTATCGATCTTGCTGCTGATCGTACAATTGATCAAGCAGACTACATCGCACGTGACGCGGTTGTCCTTGCATCTGCACAGACTTACGCAGAAGCAGAAGCGGACGACGCAGAAGCTGCTGCTAAGACATACGCAGACGGTATCGTTGCAAACGAAGCTGCTCTACGTTCAGGTGCTGACGCAACTCTACAGGGTAACATCGACGCAGAAGCAACTGCACGTCAAATCGCTGACAACGGTCTAGACTCGCGTCTAACAGTTGTTGAGACAGAGATGACTGCAACTCAACTTGCTGCTGGTGTAAACGCTGATGGTACTTACATCACACCAACAGGTTCCAACTACATTGATGCATCTACTTCATTGTCAGATGCTGCTGCAAAACTAGACGCGGCAATCAAGGCAGTTGATAACTCTCACAACGGAAACAAGGGTAACCTACAGTCACAGATCGACGCAGAGATCGCACGTGCGACTGCTGCGGAAGATGCAAACACCGTTCTAATCAATGGTGAGACTGCTCGTGCGACTGGTGTAGAATCAGATTTGGCTGCATTGATCAATGTCAACGCACAGTCAATCGTAGATGAGTCTAACCGTGCACAGGGTGTTGAATCATCACTACAGTCTCAGATCGACTTTGTCGTATCTAACACAGACTCTGCCGCACTTGATTCTCTAACAGAGATCGTTGCTGCACTACAGTCTGGAGACGGTGATCTACTAACTCTAATCCAAACTAACCAAACAGACATCGCTACTAACGCTACTGGACTTGCACAAGAGATCACTGATCGTGCGGCACAGGGTACAGCGATTCGTGGTGAGTTCGCTGCTGCGGACGCAAACCTACAGACTCAGATCGACGGTAAAGTCGCTAAGTCTGGAGACACCATGTCTGGTGCTCTATCAATGGGTGGCAACAAAGTCACTTCAGTCGCTAACGGTACAGACCCACAAGACGCGGTAAACAAGGGTCAGTTGGATGCAGGTCTTGCTGCACAACACATCTCGCAGTTCTCAACTACAGATGTAACCGAAGGTGATAACCTATACTTCACAACTGCTCGCGCACGTTCTTCAGTATCTGCTGTAGACACTGCGGGTGAAGGTAAGGTATCTTACGACCCATCGACAGGTGCATTCTCAATCGATACTGCAAAGACCATGTTGGAACTTGCAGACGTTGCTGATACTGCATACGACGGTAAGAATGGTTATGTACTACGTGTAAACAACACTCTAGACGGAATGTCTCTACAGGATCCAACTCAGTTGGCATTCAACAACGCACAACGCCAGACAATGGCTGGTGACGGTGCGCAGACTACATTCGCGATAGATTTTTACACACAAGACCAGAACGCAATCGTCTTTGTTGGTGGTGTTATTCAGGATCCAGGCGTACACTACTCCATCGATGCACAGGCACAAACTATTACATTCAACGCTGCAATCCCAGTTGGTACACAGGCGGTTATTATCGCACAGTCTACTAACTCAGTTGGTGTACTAGATCCTAAGTCGGTTGGTTTAGAAACTCTTGCTGACAATATCAAGGTATTTGAACAAGGTAACGATGTTGTTGTTGGAACTTCTGCTACAGTGGTTTCTGCATTCAACAAGACAAATTACCGTTCTGCTAAGTATGTTGTAACAGTAGAGTCTGGTGGTGAATTCGAAACTCGTGAGGCACTAGTTGTCCACGATGGAACATCTGCTTACATCGTTGAGTATGGTGTCGTATTCACTGGTTCATCATTCCTAGGTGATACAGACGTTCGTGTAAACGGACAGAGTGTTGAACTACTATACACCGCTGAATCAGCAGGTGCGGTAGTTTCTGTCTCAGTAACATACGTTGACGCATAAGGAACACGTGATAATAGTCGGGGGAGGGATCAGCTCTCCCCCATCCATTAAAATTCTAAAAGGTAAACAAAATGTCTACAAATAAGAAATTTAGAATACAGAACGGCGTTGACGTATCGAATGGTGACATCTCAATCAACGACGTAACTGTAATCGGTGCGGACGGTAAGGTTGTACCTGCTGCGATCGCCGATGCTGTTGCAGGTCTGACTTCTTCTGATATCGCAGACCTACAGGCGCAGGTAAGTGCTATTCTGGGAACTTCTCCAGAAACACTTGACACGCTCCAAGAAATTGTTGCTGCATTTGAGAATGCAGATAGCACTCTGACAGGTTCTGTTGCTCAGAACGCTTCAGATATCGCAACAATCAACACTACCCTAACGAACGGTGTTGCAACACCAACAGACGTTGCTGACTTACAAAGTCAAGTAACTTCTAACGATACAGACATCGCAGCTAACGCCGCGGCAATCGCTGCTGCAAACGCACGTACATCTGGTATCAGCACTTCTTCAGGTTCATCTAATATTGAGATGACTGCTGATGTTGATATGGGTGGCAATGCGATCAACAACCTGGCCGATCCAAGTTCTGCACAAGATGCGGCAACTAAGGCATATGTTGATGCAGAAGCATCAACTCGTTCTGACCTTGGTTCACAACTTCTAGGTTACATCAACATCAACAGTGCTGCAATTACTGCGGAAGAAAATGCACGTATCGCGGGTGACGTTGCAAACTCAAACGAAGTAAACGTTGAGACTGCACGTGCGGTTGCGGTAGAAGGTTCTCTACAGTCACAGATCGACGCAGAGCAGTCTTCTCGTATCGGTGGTGATCAGTCACTACAGAACGCAATCGACGCAGAAGAAACTGCACGTATCGCTGCTGACGCAGTACTTCAGTCAAACATCGATGCAGAAGCAAGTGCTCGTACTGGTGCAGACAACACTCTACAGTCTAACATCGACACAGTATCTGCGGCAGTATCTGCAATCACAAACGGTTCACCAGAAACACTGAACCAGTTGACAGAACTAGTTGCTGCATACGAAGGTGCTGATGCAAGTCTACAAACTCTGATCGATAACCTAGGTGGTGACGCATCTGCCCTAACAGGTCGTGTATCAACCCTAGAATCAGAGATGGATGCGACTGAAACTGCGACTTCATCTAACGCATCTGCGATCACTGCGGAACAGGTTGCTCGTTCAGCTGCAGACGATGATCTACAAGACGCAATAGATGCAGAGGCAAGTGCTCGTGCAGCTGCGGTAAGTGCTGAAACAACTGCTCGTCAGAACGCGATCACTGCTGAAACTAACGCTCGCATCCTTGCGGACAATGGTTTACAGTCACAGATCGATGCACTAGACAACTCAACAACTGGTGACAAGTCTAACCTACAAGCACAGATCACATCTAACGATAGTGACATCTCTTCACTACAGACTGCACTTGCGACAGAAACATCTGCACGTGAAGCTGCTGACCTGTTAATGCAAGATGATATCGACGGTGAGGCGACTAATCGTCAAGCTGCTGATGCTGCACTACAGTCAGACATCGATGATGAGATTGCGGCACGTATCGCTGCGGTTGATGCGGAAGCGCAACAACGTAACGCTGCTGACTCAAGTCTGCAAACTCAGATCAACAGCATTGTGTCTAACACAGATCCAGCCGCACTAGATTCTCTAACAGAGATCGTTGCTGCATTCCAATCTGCTGATGGTTCGATCACAGGTGTTGTTAACTCTAACACATCTCGCATTGCGAACCTAGAGACAAACCAGGCGATTGTCCTTGCATGGAACACTGATAACGTATCAGAAGGTTCAACTAACCTATACTTCACAGACGCACGTGGTAAAGCATGTGTCGGTGCGGACAACGGTTCATGCCTAGACTACAACCAGGCTTCTGGTAAGTTCTCACTAGATCTAACAGAGACTGCCGGTGCTCTAGTACCAGACAACTCAACTAACGCGGACAAACTAGACGGACAACACGGTTCACACTACCGTATCGATGTCTACGATGTCAACGGTACTGTTGTCAACTAATCCAAGTTCTTAGAACTTCGATGAAAGAGGGAGTCTTCGGACTCCCTTTTTTTATGTCTATAAATAAAATCGTATAAATAGAGAGACACACACGTAACTTCGAGACACATTAGATGTACGCTACTGACAGAGAAGAACTAATCGAGTATTGCCTACGTGCACTGGGACATCCAGTTGTTGAGATCAATATCGATGACGAACAATTAGATGATCGTGTTGATGAGGCACTTCAATGGTTCCGCGAGAACCACCCAGACGGGTCGAAGAGATATTATCTCAAACACCAACTAACACAACAGGATGTCGACACACAGACCGTAGATCTACCGGACGACCTTGATTTGACTGCGGTGGTACGTATGCTACCAGTCACCCTGTCGAACTCTCAGGGGTGGTTTAGTGACGCGTGGCAGTATCTACAGTATACCATATCAGACTTCACTCGTGCAAACGGTGTGTTGGGTGATTTGGCATATTATGAAGGTATGCAACAACAGTTATCGCTACTCGACATGAAGTTGATGGGTCAACCACAGATGACCTTTGATCGACAGTACAATCGTGTGAACCTACTTGTTTCTAAAACGAAACTAACAGCGGGAGACTTCGTCGTGTTTGAAGTCTACGGTATTCGCAGTCCGGACGATACGGTATCCGAATACAACAATCTATGGAACCACCGCTTCCTGAAAGAATACACAACCGCACTGATTAAACGTCAGTGGGGTATCAACCTAATCAAGTTTGACGGTATGTCATTACCTGGCGGGGTTACTATCAATGGTCGTCAAATCTATGATGACGCAATCGCAGACATCGACAAGATTATGGAGAAGTTCCGATTGGAAGAGGACGAAGGTCCAATGTTCTTTATGGGGTAAACCATGGCGACTAATCCATACATAAGTCAAAAGAACCGATCCGAACAGAGTTTGTATGAGGACTTGATCATCGAGTCTATCAAATTCTACGGACAGGATGTCTATTACCTGCCTCGTGAGATCGTGGAGAAGGAAGACATCTTCCTAGACAGCATCCAGTCTCAGTTCGGTGACGCATACAAGGTTGAGGTCTACATCGAGAACGCAGAAGGGTTCGATGGAGAGGGAGACATCTTTACCAAGTTCGGTATTGAGATCCGCGACCAAGCCACCTTTGTCATCGCACGTCGTCGATGGAGAGAACTGGTCGGTGATCGTCTTGCTGATGCACAGTTCCGCCCACGTGAGGGTGACGTAATCTACCTACCTCTATCAGAGTCACTATTCCAAGTGATGAAGGTGGAGACAGAAACTCCGTTCTACCAGTTGTCGCAACTACCTACGTTCCGTATGCAATGCGAGTTATTCGAGTTCTCAGACGAAGACTTCGACACTGGTATCCCAGACATTGATAATGTCGAGGTCGAGGGTGCATTCCAGTACGAACTACAGATGCCTCCAAGAGTCGCAGACGATGAATCCTATTACCTAGTTGGGGAAGATGTCCAACAGGTATTCGACGACTACATACTAAATGGCGAGGTCACCTCATGGAACAGTGACACTCGTATGTTAAAGATTGCACACACAGGTGCGACCGATGGTAAGTATCACGAGTGGGCGACGGATCGTCCAGTCGTTGGACCGAACGCGTCTATGACTCCAGTCTCACAAGACGAAGGTGTCAATGAGATACAGGTCGATGCGCAGAATAAAATATTCAATGATTGGGAAGGGGACTTCCTTGATTTCAGTGAATCTAATCCGTTTGGAGATATAATCTAATGATGGGTGGTCATTTTTATCATAAACGTATGCGCACTTGTGTTGCTTTGTTTGGGTCTATGTTTAACGATATGCACATACTGCGAACCGCTGCGGACGGTAAGGTGTTGTCTCAGGTCAAACTGCCTCTGACATACGCGCCTCGCAGGAACTTCATCTCACGACTAGAGGAGATGAGTAAGGGAGAACAGTCCGAACGTAAGGTCGCACTAAAGTTACCTCGTATGTCCTTTGAGGTTTCTTCAATATCATATGATTCTGCCAGACAATTACCAAAAGTAAATCAAGTAAGTGTAGAAAGTAAAATTAGTGGTAATCGTCAAGATGTGTTTTGTGGTGTTCCATATAAGATTGGTTTTGAACTAAACATTTATGCGAAGTCACAAGATGACGCGTTGCAGGTGGTAGAACAGATATTACCATACTTTGCTCCGCAGTATTCCCTGTCGGTAAAACCATTCTCTGATTATCCAGAAATCAAGGAAGACATTCCTGTTACTTTAACGGGAGTCAATTTCTCAGATGACTTTGAAGGTCCGGTTGAACAAAGACGAACCATCATATACACTCTATCCTTTGATATGAATGCAAATTTCTATGGTCCAATAAAAACTGGCACAGAGATTCGCGAAGTAAATACAGAACTTAACGCAATAGTCTCCGACATTGGAGATACAGATTTCCTAAGTAATGTACGTGTGACACCAGATCCGATTGATGTAAATTCAAACGGAGACTTTGGTTTTAATATAGAGATAACCGATGACAGACAGTCATAACCCCCCAACAATTATCACGGACGATGACCGAAAGAACTTTGTCCACGAACAGGACTATGAGTACTCCCGTGATACCTACTATGATCTAATCGAGAAGGGTCGAGAATCGCTTGACCTAATGATTCAGGTCGCGCGTGAATCAGAACATCCCCGAGCATTCGAGGTGTTGTCTAATATGATCAAGGACATCGCTAACGTCAATGACAAGCTGATGGAACTTAACAAGAAACAAAAAGAACTCTTGCAAGACGACAAACCCAAAGAGAAAAACACCACGAACAATAATCTATTCATCGGGTCGACAACTGAACTCCAGCGTTTCCTATTGGGGGACAAGGATGAGAAGGTCATAGACCAAGACGATGAGTAGTTATAGTAAGAATTCCTATCTAGGCAATCCTCAGATTAAAAGAGATGGTGTCGCAGAAGAATGGGACGCCACGAAACTCCGTGAGTATAAGAAGTGCATGGAGGATCCTTCGTATTTCTGCAAACAGTACGTCAAGGTTATCCATCTAGACAAGGGTCTCGTTCCATTCAACCTCTACCCGTATCAAGAAGACATGTTTGATCACTTTGAGGATAACAGGTTC